CCGGCCCATCCGTGATAAGTTCGCCTGTATCGGATAGCGTGGCGCCTGAATCTTGTATAAGCTTCCCGGTGGCCAAATCAAATCTGACAATGGCATTATCAGTGGATGACGCCGGGCCAACCACGTCCCCGGATCCGGCGGCGCCCACTTGCGTTTCCGTTCCCCCGGAATTCAACTTATAGACGTTCCCATCGTTTTTAAAATAAAGCTTATATTTTGTGGCCGCTGGATTTGCTGGCGTTGATCCTTGTTCGGGGAAAGTTACGGATTCATTGGTTTCAAGATCCCCTTTGTATTTTATGGCAAAAGCTTCCAGGGGTATGAAAGCAAAGATAGTGATTAAAATTATAGATAGAATTCTTTTTGACATGGTGCCCCCTAAGTTGACGGATTGTTTCTATACCTGATAAATATCCCAATTTCGGCGCCTGGCGTTGTTGATCCCACTTGTTTTACCTTAACCCCAAACTCTTGTGCCGCTGTATAATTTACATCAACGGCGGTGCTTTGATCTTTTGAACCATCCGCCAGGGTAATGGTCAATCCTTCCTCTACGGTATCCCGTAAAAAATCAATCAAGAAAGCGGCCCCCACCGGCGCTTCCCTGGCAAAAATTCCAACGCCGTCAATGGTCACCCGTTCCGGGAAAAAGAAACCTGAAAATATTATTTCCTCGTCAATTGCTTCACCACCAATATCCACTTTCACAAATTGATAAACAAAATCCATATCCTGCATCAATCCCACTTGCTGATTGTTTTTCACCTGGACGGATGCGCCTTTTGTGATTGTGATTTTGTATCCTTCATTTATTCCGGCGGCGTAAAATTCTAACTCGCCCAATGAACCGGTTAAAAAAGGATTCGCCAGGGCACTTGCCCCGGCGCGATCTGAAAAAATAGAGGCAATCACGTTATCCGATTGTCTACGGACTTCCACGGTTGCGCCGTTTGCAAGATCAACCACGGATCCAGTTTTTATGAATGCAACGCTTGAATAGATTCCTAACATAATATTTTCCTTTAATTAATTTGGGATCCTGTAATTGTGCCGGACCCCGATAAATGGGTGACTAAAGAATCCCCATCTATGGCCGCGCCTGCCAAACCACCCGCCGAAGTTATGTTTAATTGGGAACCATATAAACCTATCGTCCCAGGGGCACCGGCTTGAGCTAAATCACCACCCTTGCCACCCTTTACAGTATAAGAAAGCGGCGGATATGAACCACCGGCGCCGCCCAATTCACGGGTTCCGGGTTGCCCTGGCGCGTTCAAAAAGGTCGTTGCCGATCCCAACGCGCCACCATTGATACCCGCGCCGCCGCCGCCGGTTGCTGAGATATTACCAACGCCACTATATGCCCCCTGGTTTGCACTCCCACCACCACCGCCGCCGCCCGCTATACGCCCCTCATTTTGCAAGACTAGTAAAAATTCAACCCATAATCCAATGCCGCCATCCTCCCCAGGGGCCACCGTTGCCGGTGCGACGGCTCCACTTGTCCCCCCAGGGCCGATAAGATCCGCCCCGGCTTCGTTGACCAGTTTTAAAATGACACCCGTTGGCCATGACCCCGTTCGCATCGCCCACCCTGTACCATTGTCCCCGCCCACGCTTACACCGGACCCAATTATAAAGGTTACTTCCTCGCCATCGCTGGCGGGTGAAAAAAGGGAATCATGCAACGTCCGCATATTTACGTTGTTTATGTCGTCATCAATATTAATGATTCGCTCTTGACCAACTTGAACCGTTAAATTTAATTTTTGGGCTTCAACCTCTATAAAAGTTTCCCCCCTGTTAATCGCCATGGGTAACAAGGTGTCAACAGATATCAAACCTAAATCGTTTACAATCGCCCTGGTTTGTAATGCCATCGGGGATGCAATTTCAAGTTGCCCGGCTTTTTGCACGTCAATTTTAAATTCCGCTCTATAAGGGGGATCCCTGAAAAGATTTAGGATTAATTCAGTAAGGGTGGTGGCCGTCGATCTGCCAAATTGGGGGATCCATCTTGAAAAAACTTTCCGAATGGATTTAGATCCATATTGTGTTTCGTCTTCCGCGTCAATGTCCCTGATTTCAACCACGGATCTATAATTTTTTTCGTCGTCCAATGCTTCTAGCGGATTTATCAGACCATAAAATACCTGGACGCGGGTGACCCGTTGCTCCGCATCCCGCTTGACCCTCATGGAATCCTGCATAACCCATTCATTGTCATCCACGGTAACGGCGGGAACAATATTAATGCCAATGGCTCTAAGTTCAATCAGGTCGGTTTCAACGTCCGGCCACATTGTAAAGCCTACTTCCTCCGCCAACTCTCCAATCAAATCTAAGACGGAAGTTGGCTTGGCTATATTGGCGGTATAAAGTGTTGGTAAATTGTTGGCCGCTTCCACGCTCCAAACACTGGACGGGATATTATCCGGCCCAATTTCGGTAAAGTTCACTAATAAATCCGTGATAATGTCATCCACCCTTTGGGCGGAAAAGGTCAAAACTTCTTGTACCCTGTCTTCCGCTTCATGGGCCGCCGCTTCGGTGTTCATCGCCCCGCGTTCGGTTAAGGTTAAGGTATCGGAACCCGTCGCCCTGGTATAAGCCATGATTTCGCTACTAATAGCAACGTGGCCACCATGCCCATATTCATCATCACCAATGCCGGTGGGAGTTAAAACCAAGGATCCGGCGCCGCTTGTAATGTTTGCGTTTAATTCCCCGCTATTAGAAACCGGCGCTTCCGCTTTCCTTTTTTCAATCAAAGAAAAAATATCTTTACATCGGATAGATATTTTCCCGTTGGTTGGCCCCTCTATGGAATCAATCAGGTAATGCCGGACCCGCAATGAAGATTCCGCATCACCCATAACCCCTTCCTTGATTCTTACCTGGTATTTTTCATGGTATGGATTCCGGTTGATCCATTTCCCCCAAAAAGAACCATTTTCGTTTGGGTCAAATCCTTCAATCCCGCTTTGCCCGTGGGCATCAAGCCTTTCGGCTCTATATTTATCAACCACTAAATCAGAGTCCCTATGGTCTGCAAAAGTGATAACAACGGATTCACGCTCACCGAATGCCCCCATATTTGGATCCATGCCACCTATGTTGACGCGAAGCGGGCTTGTGCTGACTGATAACAATGAGGGGATTACATAACCATATTGGTTGATTCCTTCCTGGGAATAAGAAAATTTCATGGTCAATGGCTGTGGATCATAATTTAACGGATCCTGGCAAGTAAACCGGGTGTTATAACATTTTTTGGTTTCAGTAACTCCCAATTGAGCCTGGCACGGACTATTCCCATAATCCAACTGGCAAAACGGTTGATCAATTTCAACCAACGTCAATATTTCATCCCCATAATTAGTCATCAATCAATATATCCAATGCCTTTAAAATTAAAATTCACTTCCATAAAATCTTTTTTGCCCATATTTTTGGGTTTTATATTTGCATCGGTCCAGGCATAGGCAACTTCAAGCGGCCAGTCCACCGGACGCCACGCCACAAAAAATGGGAATTCACGCGCCGCCTTTACAAAAGGATCAAAGTTTTGCCTGTACCACGCCGCCTCTAAGTGCCTTAAAGTTAAATTCCCGGTTACCCCCTTGCGCTTCACATATTGGCCAAGGAATTGGCCGCCATCACTCATATTTTGAAATAATTTAGTTTCCCTGGATAGCGGGGCCGGGGAATGGCCGCCATAAATTGAATGGGGCAAACTTAAAGTTTCCCCAATATTGATAACGGCTACCGTTGGGGAAGTCCCGGAAAGCGGAAAAGTGATTCTCCAATATCGCCGGATGATACTTTCATCAAAAATAACTATTGGCGCGTCGTCAACCGGGGCCACCTCCGTTCCGAATTCTACCCAAATTGCATTGTCGGTGCTATGCTCCACCTTAACATTAGCCCCGGATGATCCGATTGTATGCCCGGCCAAACCAATATAATCCACGGCGCGGGGCACTCCAAAATCAAAAACTATATCCGCCGGAACGCTTATAGGCTCCCAAAATTCATAAGTGTTTGGCCTTAAAACCGCATCCCTTGGCCCTTCGGGGGTTTCGCTTGATACACTAATATCCGCCGGGTCCAGGTTACGCACCCACGTTTTATATCCGATTTGCGGGTTGTTTTCGAATCCCGCCACGCTCAAAATCCACGCTGGAGTTATAAATATTGACATTAATTCACCACTATCCTTGCGCCGTTTTTGGTGGCTTCATTTATTTTAGTAATAAGTTTTCGGATCCCATCTTCACCAAAAGTATCCCCCTCTAAATTGATAAAAACATTTTGTTGGGCATCCCCGCCAACATCCTGGACCGGCGGGGCCGCCGTGGATCCGGCCAGGGATGGCGCCGTGGATCCGCCCCCGCTGAATGATTGACTTTGTATGGCCCGGACTTGAGCGAACGCCGCGCCCGCTTGCAATGCGGCCATGGCAAAACTAAAGGGCGCCGGATATGCGGCCAGGGTGCGGGATATCCCCTCATAAGCACCTATCACGGCTTGAGCCGTCGCCGCCTGTTTGTTGATTTCAAAGAGGGTTTTATTTTCCCTGGCAACTCCAGCGGTTAAATTTATAACTTCACCCAAAGCCGTTTTGGTTTGATTCTTAAAACTCATACTTGTGAATTTTTCAAGGGTCAATAAACCGCTTCGCCGGATCTCTGTCAAAGTCTTTTGGTGTTTTTCTTCAAGTTCCTGCTGTAGTTTGTGGCGCTCTTCATCCTTGATAACGCCTTGATCCTTTAAAAAAGCCAACTCTTCTAAACGTACCCTTTGGGCTTCTAGCTCCACCTCTAATTCCGTTTTAAGGCTGTTTTGCAAAACCTCCAGGCGGGCGGCCATAAGTTCCTGGAATTCTCTATTGGCGTCAATTTCGCTTTGGGCTTTTGGATTTTCCCCGGATGGTTGTTGATTAGTTAGATCCAGATTCATAACCTTGGCGCTGACTTGCTTTACAAGTGTAATTTCCCTGGCCGCCTTTTGCGCCCCCTCTACCATGGCCGCAAACATTTTTCGAATGCCATCACCGGTGGATTCATCTTTGAATTGATCAACCAATTCCTTTAATTCATTTCCAACCTGGTTTAATTGCTGGCTTGATTCTGGACCGGCGGCAATAAGGGTATCCAAAAAGGATAGATCCGGGCGCCCCACCTTCCCAATACTTGTTCCAAGCTTTTCATTGATTTTTGTAGTAAGGGTGTCAATCCCATTAAGCGTATTTGAGATAAACGCTTTTATTGTGGCCTGGGATTTTTCGACGGCAAAACTTATGACCTGCTTGAAAACGGAAGCGAACCCCGCCGCCGCAAACTCCAGAGATTTAAAACTGATTTCGACAAGATCCAAGCCATCCGCAAACGCCGCAATTATTTTTCCGGCCACCTTGAACGATGTTCGGATTGCATCCCGGAAACCATCGTTTTCCTTTACAAAATCAGCAAACTTTGTGCTGACTACTTTAAGGGCGGGGGCCAATTCAACAATAACCCGCTTGGCGATTGAATCAACGGTTGTGCTAAATGAATCCATTGCAATATCAGCATCCCTGACTTTCTGTACTTCAATTGCGTTCAACGTCCCCCCGAATTTATCAAACTCCTTTCCCGCCTTTTTCGCCATGTCTCCATTTTTTTGGAATAGTGGCAATAAAAGCGTCAAGTCGCTTGACATAGCTTCAAGGAAAAAAGTCGTTTCCGCCTGGGTAAGATTTGCTTTTTCAAGGCTACTTATGAACAATTGAAGGGCTTGTGGCCCTGATAGGTTTTTGAAATGATCAATGGTGATTCCAATTTTAGGCCCTATGGTTTCAAAGAAATCCGCCATTGGCCCGGCCCCGGTGGTTACAAAATCCCCCACCCGGTCATTAACATCCTTTAGGATATCCCCCAATTTATCTTGTTCTATTCCAAGCCGCTTGGCTCCAAACGCCAGGCGTTGGAATTCCTTGACGTTGCTATTGGAAACCCTGGCCATCTTTTCAAGTTCCCTAACCGCTTCAAGCCCTTTTTTTGCCAACCCAATTGTAATGGCCGCTCCAGCGGCAACCGCCGCCGCCGCCAATTTCACCATCCCCCCGGCCACTTTTTTTAGGGCGGCGGTGGAAGTTTTCCCAAAACTTGAAACGGATTTAGATCCGGCCTTCATTTCTTTTTGTAAATCGGAAGTATCACCACCGATAACAACGGCGATATCTTTTTTAGCGGCCATTATTTACCTTCCTTGAGGATTTCATAACATCTACCCCACTTATCGTCTGGCGTTTCAATGCCTTCCGTTTTAGCTTCATAAAACCACCAAAATTCCGTTGGGTGCAACCTCCAGAATTCACTTGGCGCCAACCCATTCATCATGGCAAAAATAAAAGCCTGTTTTACTAACCGGACTTTCGTGAAGCTTTTTTGGCCTTCACCTTCTTTAAATGTTTCGGCGTTGGTGTTTTTTTTTGAAGATGTTCTGGCGGAATCATAATATACATTAGGCCATTAATAGCGTTCTGGATTTGGCCCATTGTCGAATCCTTAAACATTTCACTATAAACCACTTCGTCCGTGATTTCCGCCCCGGCGGATCTTAACACCTCCCCATAAGCGCGGGCCATATTGATCAACTTAGGGTTGCTGGATTGCAAATCTAAAAAAGTAATATGATTTTCAATCCTGCAAATCACCCCCATAATATCTGACGCCTTGATTGTATACTCTTCTTCCCCCCATTTTATAGTAACGTCTTCAAACACTGATCCCGACATGGTATTACCCTTTCAATCAATGATTTTAATATTAAGCAATCTTAGGGCGTGTAAGTCCAAAGCCCGCTTGACTGCATGGAAAACGTAAAGGTTCGGCTATCCTGATAGGGGCCGGTTTCTTCATAGGAAATCAATTTGAAATCCCCGGCGATAATTGCCGTGCTGTCAACCCACGCAATGGTTATGTCGGTGAGTAGCTTTGACGCCGTTGGATCCAAGGCGATATCCTTTAAAATGTCGGCATCCGTTATGCCGTCGCCTGAGATATCAATATTTTCCTGTCCCTGGGCATCCAACAAAGTCCTGAATCCGGCGTCATCGTCCGTGGTTACGTCGATGGGTTCGCCATTCCAGGATATGGTTTTATTTCGGATGGCGGCAATAATTGCCGATCCTTTTTTGATAACTAATTCACGTCCGGTTGCTTTAGGCATAAGCTTATATCTCCGTTATTAAAATTTTAAATTCCATGACCCCGTGGCGGGTTATTCCGTCGGCATCAACAAAGCTTTGAGATTGTACATGGTCAACACTAATAAATTGAACACCGCTTGAAACCAGGTTGGCGCGGTGAAGAGTCTTATTTATTTCTTCCTGGATTTGGTGGGTTTGATCTCTCCCATCATACCTACTATAAGAGTGAAGCGTCAAAGAGGCTTCCACTTGTTGTTCCGGGCTTCCTGTATTGGCTTCCGTTTGGATTAATTCACCAATGGCAATAAATGGGAAGCCCTCTTTATCCGGGACATGATCATAGATAGAATTATTGACAAGGCCCATCAACGTGGAATTCCCAATCAAAGCACTATAAACCGTTTCAATAATAACATTCCCGAATAAACTCAATTCCGCGCCCTCATTCTTTTTTGAACCGATTTAATCCGCTTCGTTAAAACCTTTTGGAATTTTTCTTTTATAATCACTTCCAGGTTTGCCGATACCCTGTTTTTAGCTTTCCTTATAAATCCTTTTTCGGTGATTCTCCCCGTTGGTTGCCCGGCGGTGAATCTTGGCGCCGTGCCAAATTCGTGGAAATGCCAAAACCAAGCGTCGTACTTTGCCCCCGCCCCATGCTGGACAATGACCACGCTTATTGGTTGCTCCGGCGGTGAATTTTTTCGTTCGGCTTTAACCGCCTTGGAAATTGTTTGTAAACCATCCACCCTGGCGTTTAGTGCCGACAATGTTTTAACTTCGGTGGCGATGGCAAACATTGTGGAGCGGTTAAGGTTTGCGGCTTCTTTGGGGATTACATCTTCAAGGATTTTTTTCACTTCCGCAATCCCTGTAATTTTAAAACCAGACTGGACGCCTTTATTTGCCATTATTGCGCAACCCCCCGTTCCGCGTCGATCTCCAAATACAGTTTCCGGGATCCCTTTTTGGGGATAAATCGAATATTATATTGATCCCCATCCCATATTATAATGTCGGTTTCAAGTATCCCCAAATCTTCATTGTTTCGAATAACAAAACGATAATTGGCGATGGCTTCCACCTTTTCATATTTGAAGACTTCCCCCCCGCCCTTTTCCATAACCAAACAATCCAGGGTATGAAGTAAGACATTATTCGAAGTAAACCCCCCTTTCCCGTCCGGGGTTTTCGTCGGGCGAAATATTTCTATTTCTTGATCCAATTCACCAATTTGATAGGTAGCCATCAAACCCCCATGTTTATCCGGTAGTCATGAAGCAAAGCAACCACCGCCGGATTTTCAGATATACTGACCGCCAAAACCGACGCCTGGCGGTTTTCGTAAGCGTCCCCAATCAATAACAAAACGGCTTGCTTTATGGCGTCCGGGACCATTTCGTTTTGGCTTGTCCCCAGGTCTGGCCCGGCGGTAAATCTAATTATCCAATCATGCCCATCAATCCCGCTTGGTATGGTCCCCCACTGGCGATCAACGTCCAAATCAATTAAGCTTGTGGCAATGGATTGATCAATTTCATCCGAATCCAAATATAAAATATCATTTATTGAGCTTATGAATTGAGTTGGGATCTTGAATCTAAACAAGCCATCCCCTAAAACTAATCCCGTCAATACCTTTACTGACCATAGAAAATCCGCCGTGGCCCATACCCGGCCACAATATTTTTCGGCATGATCCCGCGCCGACGCTATCAAACCCTGGATATAAGTATCATCCTTGATAAAAGCCACATTGACCCTTAAATGCTTTTTTGCTTCGGTCAAGGTCACGGGTTCCGTTCCCGGTGGAGTGAGTCGCCTTATTTCGCCAATTCTTTCAACCATCGGTTGTTTCCCCCTTATTCTGTTTTGGTCTGCTTAAATGGCGCCACGGTTGCCCACCCCTCATTTCAGCGGGTGACCATTGAGCATACCCAATGCCCGCCAACCATTCTTTCCGATCCGGGTAAATGGGAGTATCAGACACGAATTTTTTAGACACTGGCCACGCCATGGATCCCTGGTTACAAGCCACCACGGGGACGCCAGAAACCGCCGCTTCCACGCCGGTTGTGCTGTTCCAGGTGACCACCATTGAAGATTCCTTTAAAACCACGCTTAATTTTCGAATATCAAAATATTTTGGATCAATCCCATACTCCCCCGGCGTATCATTCCGGGGGTGGGGCCTGAAAACTACCCGGTCACCAAATATTTTCCGATACCATTGAAAGGTATCTTTACACCATGCCAGGTGGTCAACGTCCTGGACTTGAGTATCACGCGGCAATTGGCCGCAAACAACTATAAGCCCGTCCTTTATTTTTTGCCATGGCAAAACGGGGATATCCATAGATTCCCACCGGTCCAGGGGCATCCCCTTATTTCTAAAATCAGCGCCCCCGGCGAAACCATTCCACCCGATTTGGTAATAATCCTTTCTTTTCATAAAAGCTGATTCGATAATAATTAACTTTCGCTTGGCCAAATAATGGTCAATGATTCTTTGCTTTTCCATGGTAGGACTAAACGCATATTTATACCAACCGAAAACCACCGCCACATCACTATCCGGTTTGAAGTCTTCAAGCCATCGAGTTTTGGCGCCGGGGATCCCTTCGGCAAAAGCTTCCAAAATCTTTTGGTGGCCTTCGTTATATTTTGGTAAGTAAACGGCAACCTTCATACGGGGACCGCAATAAATACAAGGGTCCGGCCCTTGATATTATCTTTAATTATTTTGGCCTCTTGTTTGTGCTTCCCCGGTTGGGATCCGGTAAAGATTACCCGCCACCCGGCAAGTCCAAGTTCCTGTTTCATTTCTTCCGCCGTGTAATGCCTATAGTGTTCCTTGTGGCTTTTGGCGCCGAATGGAACCACGGCTTGGTTCGGAACGCTCAAAATAAGAAGATCTGAGAACATCGCCGCCCGACTTAAAAAATTGGGGGCCTGTTTTGAATGCTCAATAATTTCAAACATGACCAACGCGGATTCCTTGCGTTCTGGAATTGCTGAAAAACTATTGGCGCTCCTTTTGATTAAATTACTTTTATAATGGGTTTCCCCGTATTCAATCGCCCCTGGGTCGGAATCAAAAGCGCTGACTTGAATTTTATTCATGGCCATAACGTAAGATCCATAACCACACCCACATCCAATATCAAAAGCAAAACTTAACCCGCGCTTTTTGATTTCACGGCTTGCAAATTGGTAGCGCTCCAGGTGGTCATGGCGGATTCCGTCCAGTGTCGGCGCCGTTTGGCGGTTGTGTTTTATCATTTCCAAGCCTCTCTAATCCATGGTTGTTTATATTTGTCCGGTTTATTATTCCCTGCAAATACTACAATGGCGGCGCCGGGCGGTTTGGTCGCCTTGATATCCCGGTATCCAAGGAAAAATCCCGGCGCCATGTCTTTATTTAAAATTTTCGCAAAAGGATAAATGCTCTCAATGGCTTCCTGGTCGCCATATTTGCACCTTCTAACAAACCTTTTCTTTTCAGCGGCGAATTCATCCCACACCCCCTGGCCAAAATCAGGCCCAATGGACATGACACAAGATCCATATTTACATGGATATTTATGGTGCCCGGCGGCACGGGTAAAATTTCCGCATATCCCAAAATCCCCCTTCCAGGTCGCCAATGGTGAAAGGTCATCAATAATAACTGTATCCAGGTCAAAATAAAGAATCCGGCCCGTGGGCATTATACGGCGGTTAAACAGTTTCATTTTTGCCCACCACCCCTTTAGGTTGGTTGAAACATCAATACACTGGATCCCGTCAAACTTTTGCGGTTTGTCTGTAAGGCAAAAAAATTGGTAGTCAATTTTAAGATTCCTTGCCACCATATTTTTCAACTTAACGACATGGGAAAATGGGTATTTGGTTCCAACCTGGACACACGCCACGGAAATCATAAGACTGGCCGCCCCCCATATCTTTGTTTCATCACCGCCCCATAAGGTTTATGGCCCGTGTACTTTTCCACGCCATACCCATTTTCGATTGCTTCCTTTAAATAAAAATCAAATAATTTAACGACTTCTTTATTTGGATGGGGCATTTTTTTACCATCAAACCAATGGCGGATCCCGCTTTTTTGAAGACGGGGAATGGCGTATCTCAATTGGGGTTGGGTTGACATACGGGTATAATGTAGGGCTTTTACATTCTTTAAGTCTTCACCGCCCCTGGCGTCCAAACAATTCCAATCACCTTTGAATGGTTGAACAATCCCCGAATTAGAATTGAACCGCCCGGCCATGGTTTGGTGGGTGCCGGACTTGCGTTTTAAGTCTCTAATCGGCATCATATATTTTTTTGCGGCGGCGCAATCCCATAGAGACATACAAAGGCGCCAATGGCCACCACCTTTGGCCAATACTACTTTCCCAGGCTTAAAAGACTGTTTCCATAATTCCGCAATATCAGACAAAACCAAAAAATCCGAATCCATATAAATGGCCCGGCCCTCAAAATTACAAAGTTCTGGCACCGCCCACCGAAACCCGGAAAAGGGAGTGGCCCACGCGGTTGAATCCCACCCATAGAATGGGCTTTGGGGGTCCAGGGATAAACGCATCCATACGATTTCAACCGGCGCCGTTACGTTTTTTCTTATTGACCATTCCAAGGCGGCTTGTGATTCCGCGTCATCATGGTTGGGGGCGCACCCTATGAAAATTTTAATTGGTGTATTCACACGGCCAACGCTTCCGCAAAAGTAACCCTGGGAAAACAGGTTACTTTACTTTTTGGGTTTGCATTAAATACCTGGACCCCGGAACGCTTCAATTGGGGAATGGCGCTTTCGAACAAAATAGGCAAGTGTAAAAGTGAATTGGGGCGCCCGCCTTCCACCCTGGGGAGCCTATCCCCATCCAGACCAACCAATATGATTTTTTTGAAATTGGCCTGGTAAGCAATTTGGAGCGCCCCCCATAAACTATTGCCGGTATTTATTTTGCCTTGGATTTCGGAAAGGGTTTTTACTGCTGACCACCTGGAAAGCCACCATTCCGGGGTGTTTTGAAATCGGCGGCGCCGGGCGATATTTTTATTATATTTTGGGTCTTGGCTCACCCTTGTCAAGCGGGTAACATTTTTGGGGAGTGGGATCTCATCCGGCAACGCGGCAAAGCACCGGACGCCGTTAAGTTTTGGGCTTTTCATCCTTCGCAAATTTAAAGGATCCCTATCCAGGGTAAACCACCAATCCAGGCGGTTCACCCAACCCGCCGTTCCATTGACCCCAAAAACAATATCACCCTTTGGGATGGCGTTAAAATCGGCAAGCCTGGCGGATGGGCCGGATCCTATTATCCAAATCTTATCCATTATAAGACTTCCTCCAAAATCGCCCGCTCAAAACAAGTCAACGCGGTTTCCAAAGTACAATTCAAAACCTCGACGCCCGCCCGCTTTAATCCTTCGGCTAACGGGGCAAATTTTGGGGGCCACTTTTTAATCCCAACGCAATTACTTAATCGGTTTGGGTGGTCGCCAAAGTGGTGGGTTTTGCCATTGGTGTATTGCATATCGTAACCAACCAAAATGATCCTGGACGCGCCAAATTGATGGGCAAGCCCTATGGCCTGGAATCCGCTATTCCCGCCGCTCCCAATGATCCCAGGGCTTGTGACCAAAGTTTTAGATTGCTTTGACCAAACATAATTTAGGCCGTGGGCTTTCGCCGCGCCTTTGTCTTGTGTCCACCCTTCCGCTTCTTTTGCTGTTTCTTTGAAGTCTTCCCACGCTGGCTTTTCGCTTCCGGCGGGGTGGTGTCGCCACCATCCCCCGTCGCATCCATAGACGACGTTGGCGAAGTTGACGGCCCGGTAGGTGGAGTTGGTGACGATGACGCGGCATTTTCCTTGCTCTCTTCTTTTTCGGATATGTTCGATTTGTCCGGTGGTGAGGCTTGGCCCGCTGGCGATGCAGACGATGGTTTCCCCGCTCCACCTTCCGACCCAATTGAGTCCTTTGATTCCTTTGGCGCCGGTGGATCCGTGTCCGTGGTTTCCGGTGCGCTCACTGAATTCATCGGGTGTTTTTTTTTATTGTCTTCCTTGTGGATTTTGTTTTGATAAGCAAATTTCCCGACGGGTTCAACCAATTTATTTTGGATAAGGTGGTGGGTGAAATCATCGTTATCGCAAGTGAATTGATCCCCGGCGGTAATATTTCCACAATAGGCGCCGGAAAAACTTTTAAGCGCTTTAAGTTTCATTGCTTCCCCTTAGAAACGTCCGGGGGACGAATCCCCCGGACTTAGATTTTAGCCGAATAGGTTAATCTTACTCCGGCCAGGATCCAACCACGTTGGCGGCGGGTCGGAAAACCGTAAAGGCCGCCCGCATTTCACCACGTATGGTCAAAAGGTTTTTCTGCACGTTGTCCGTGTCCTGGTCATGAATTGTAACCGTTGCTTCCTGGCGCAACCAAGCCATCATGGAAGCCAATGAAATGGCGACAAACTGACCCGCCGGAACGGAATTGGAAAGGATAACCGGCAAACCCCAAAGAGTGGGGATCAAACCACCGGCCAAATAATTGATAACGCCTTGGTCGCCAAAATATCGGCCCGCACCATCCTTTTTGCGTTCCATGTTCCCCCAATCGGCGGGATTGATTAGATACGCATCCGGCATATAATCAGCGGAAACCACGGCGTATTTCGCACGGTTGGCCGCATCAAAATTGATTTCACCGGAAACGGCGGCAAGCGCCGTATGGTTGTTGGTGTCGCCAATCAGACCGGACAACAACGGACTAACACCCGTGCCCGCCAATAATTGCTGTTCGAATCGCAACCGGACGCCATAGCGTAACCGTTGGTCAATGTAGGATTGCAACGCCGGGGCGTCATCCATCACCTGTTTGGAAACCTTGAGCCAATGCGCAATGGTGCGCACCGGCGCCGAAGCGTCTTCAAAGGTCAAACTGGATTCGGGCTTGGTTACCCCTTCCGCTGTTTCGGCGGCGGAATTGGTGAAAGTCAATTCACGGGTATAGTGGACAAGATTACTCGCCGTTATCCCCATGGGTAGTACATCCAAAAGGCTCAACATTCGGAAAGCGCCGGGGACAATGCCGGGGACTTCGTGGCGTTGAACAATCACACTTTCGGGATCTTGTGGGGAACCACCTTCACCCAGGATGGTATTTTTCAGGAAGACCGGCGAATCAAACTTTTTACTGATTCTGACATCACCGCCCGCAAGTGCCGCTTTCTTAAATTCATCGGATCCGACGAATTCACCGCCCGGCGTTTTGCGCTTTGGTTTGTCGTCCAGAAATTTGGTTTGTGACTGTAGGATCTTATCCACGTCGTTCCGCATCCCGGTATAGTCTTCCGCCATCTTTTTCAAGTCGGCTTTGGTAGCTTCCGAAACGGCGCCATGGTTTTTCAAATCATCTTCATATTTCTGGAAGGTGGTTTGCAATTTTGTTTCATGCTCTCCAAGCGCTTTTTTGAGGGTTTCCGTTATGGTCCCCATCAACGCCGGGACTTGTTCGGCTTTGAGTTTTGCATAATCTTCGTCGGTTGGGGTGCCGCCGCCAACCTCATAAACCGCTTTCCCCTGGACATAGCCAAGGATTTTTGGGTTGATTGATTTTTCCATACCAAACCTACCTTTCAATGAGGCTATCATATAGCCCGTTAAATGAATTTTTAACCGCCGCTTTTATATCATCCTGATTGAGCGGGGCCTTTTTTATTTTGGCATGACCTGGATCACCCAGGCAATCCTTGACGCGGCTTATAAAAGCTTCGGCGCCACTTTTGGAAAACTGTCCTGCATCACGCAAGATCATTTCCAATTCTTTTAAGGTT